GTATGATTAGGGGCTAGAGTAAAAGCTAGTGCATCATCTGGATTTGTACCTATTGTAAAATTATCATATCGTGGATTACCTGAAGTATCTGGGGACATACTGAACCAAACTGTCTCTGGTGCATTATCAGTCCCCATCATAGCTAAACGAGATTGTGCAAAAGCAACAGTACTCGGGTAATTACCTGCGCTACCGAAAGGATCTGATCCTGAATAAGTTCTAGTATATGTAGTTAATGTCCAGCTAGTATGGCTAGTCCTAGTTAATTTTCTAGGTTCATGATTAGGGTGTACCATGTACATTACATCTGCATTTTGCGCCCATTTGATTTCGAATAATTCTGCTTCTAAATATGGCGTATCAACTTCAACAATTCGGGCAGCTACTCCCCCTGAAACATACGCATCAAAACTTGTAGTATCTATATCATTACTATCTATATCTTGTAAGGTGAAAGTATTAGTTGTCTGGTTGGCAATTAAAAAAGATTTACCATTAAAATCAGTCATACCTACCACATCAAAAATAAAAACCTCATCACCATTACTGTATCCATGACTAGCACTAGTAAACACTCCAGGATTAGCTTGAGTAATTCCAGTTATAGTTTTATCACCTTCTACAATAATACCTTCATCCTTATACACCCTCATCTTCTGATCGGTGAACTCCAACAGATATGACTGAATATCATTAAATTGAAATGGAATAAGAACAGCTAACTGATTTAATCGAGTATGCATCACATGTCTAGTTCCAGTTCTGAATCGAACACCACCTTGAGTTTCTGCAATAAAATTACGCATCCTCTTACAACCATTTTGAAAAATAGTTAGATCAACTCTGCCTTGCACTTTTGGAGAAAGTTCTCCAGCAGAGAAATTCATAAAAGCTTTTGTCATATTACCCATAAATTACCACTCTATAAATTGTGACGCAGAACTACCCCTGCGAACTCGTCTACGTGCATTACCAAATTTACTATGCTCTATTACTCTTGGAGGTCTTTCTTGGCCATCAATAGCTGCTGCTTCAATATTTAGACCTTCTAATAAAATCTTTAACCTAGTTACAACAGTATTTTTTATAGTTAATTTAAAAGCCATATTAATAGCTAATTGAGTTGCAAATAACTCAACAAAAATTGCATCAAATTTTGATACGTCTGTAATATCTTTTATGTACTGAAGATTAATAGATGCAGCCCCGCTGTTATTTAATAAAATTTGATTACCTTCGATCTCAAAATCTATTTCACCTAATGCCCTA